AGGTCTCAAATCTCTCGCACAAGAGAGCAAAGTTCTAGTTCTCTCCGCTTTCCAGACTAATGAGAAAGGAGAGGCAAGATTCTCAAAAGGAATCTTGGATGCTGTAGATGCTGCTTACAGTATACAGCATTGGGGAGACGAAGAGCCTTGTATTAAGTTTAAGTGTGATAAGATGAGGAATGGAGCAGCAGAAAACTTTACCTCAGAAATGAACTGGGAGACACTAAAGATCGGGCCTCACACAGCCTTAGACCCAGACCAAAAAACAGAACTAAAAGAAACAATGATGACAGGAGAAGATACATACGACCTATGATAATTCATCCTAAGAAAGAAGTATACATACATATTCCAAAATGTGGAGGACTATCTATTACTAGAAGCTATATAGACCAGTTCTACAAGAAAGATAATACATTTACACTTTTACATAGAAACTGGCAACATGGACTTGCTGGAGATTATATTCGTGAAGGAAAGAAAGAGTATGCTAGAGGTCATACTTTTAACAATATACACGCAACCTATGACCAAATAGCTATTCAATATCCTGATTATAAATATTTTACAGTTATAAGAAATCCTTTAGATAGATGGGAAAGTCTTTATAAACATGCTGTCGATAATAATTTTGTAATAGATTGGGATATAATAACTTGGACTAAAAAGGCAATGTCTTCAATAAAAAATGGAGCATACTGGGGAACAGTTCAAAACTTAGATTACTTTGAGAAAGCACATATTAGAATGGGAAGTTATCATGTAATGTATTTACCAGCATGGGTCTACTACAGAGAGCCAGAAGTAGAAGTTCATAGAATGGAAGACCATACCATATGGAAACGAACAGGAACAATAAAAAATAATCATCATAAATCAATTACTCAGATTGCCCCATATAACAGGTCAGTAGTAAAGGAATTGATTTATGATTATTACAAAAAGGATTTTGAAAGATGGAAAGCATTTTAGAAATAGGTACTATGCCACCTTATCCAATTCAATTTGAAGAAAAAGATTGGGATAATCCTATTGGAACACAAAGAAAAACTGAATTAACAATTTTTAGAGATTGTGATACTATTCCATTAATGTGGGAATATGCAAAAGGTAACCCACATCAAGAAGCACCAAAAACTGAGTTCTATGATAAGTATTATGATAGAGAGTGGTTTCATGACCTATATACAAAACTATTTTTACATTATGGTTATGGAAAACCAATCAGTGTATTATTTGCTAGACTTAGAGCAGGAGGGGAACTTGTACCCCATATAGATGGGGGTATATCCGTAGTACATAATCATGATGTACATATACCAATTACAACAAACAAAGGGTGTATATTTACAGTTGGAGATAAACAACAACATTTAGAAATAGGAAAGATATACGAAGTAGACAATACAGTAACACACTCAGTTAGTAATGGCAATGAATCAAGAATACACTTAATAGTTGAGTGGTACAATCCTGAAGAAGTAAAAGGATATTATGAAGAAGTAGAAAGTGTATTTGGCGATGGAAAGATTTACAGAATTTGGAAAAAGATATGATACTATATACAGAAAAACAATTAGAAGAAGCGTGGATATTGCACTGCGCAAAATTAATAAAAATAAATGCAAGACAGAATATAAAAGTAAATGTGCCTACAATCGAAGAATTTAGACCTATCTACGAAGAAGTATTAGAAGATGTATACAACGAACAATAGAAGATATATAGGAATCGCAGGAACTATAGCCGCAGGAAAGAGTACACTAGCTAAACAGCTTAGTGATTACTGGCATGTGCCTTTAATAAAAGAACCTATCTCGCCTTACTTGGCAGACTTCTATGCAGATAATAAAGAATATGCATTTCGTATGCAGGTTTACATGATGGCATCAAGAGTCAAAGGCTCACTAATATTAAGTAGATTTGGTGGGATACAAGACAGAACTATATATGAAGATAGAATATTTCAGAAAGTGTTATGTGATAGAGGAGATATGGAACAGAGAGATTATGAAACATGTAGTCTACTATATAAGTCTTTATCAAAACCATCGCCTGATGTAGTTATTTATCTAAAAGTAAAGCCAGAAACTTCTATACAAAGGCAAAAAGATAGAGCTAGAGTGAAAGAAATAGGCATTGATGAAGGGTATATGGAACATCTAGTAATGGCATATAACACTTGGGCAAGTCAATTTACAGGAAATTTGATTACACTTCATTGGGATAACCCTTTGTCTGTTGAAGAAGTGGCAGAACAAATAGAGAGTTTTTATGATAATTGAACAAGAGAATAAAGTATTCATACACATACCAAAAACAGGTGGAACATCAATAACCTCTAGGTATCTGCAAAAGTATAAAATGAAAAGCGTATTAAAACATTCCAATCATCCTTTTATATTATATCATACTAGAGGAGATAAAATTATAACTGATTGGCATTTTACTTATGACCAAGCGTACATGCAGTTTCCAGACTATAAGTATTATACTGTAATCAGACACCCCATAAGTAGATGGGTTAGTATATATAAACATTTTCTAATGAGAAATTTTATAGTAGGTAAAGGATTATATGAGTGGACTGAAGAAGTTATGTCTACTTTACCTAGATTTGATTTTTTTAATGGACATAACTTTGAGTATGAATACTCCTTTATGAATTTTTCTAAGTTCTTTATGCCACAGTGGATGTATTATAGAGAACCAGAAGTAGAAGTTCATAGAATGGAAGACCAAACAATATGGGAATCTTTAGATTTAGAGCCCCAACATGTTAAGAAAGGAATAGATATTCCTGAATTTAATAGAAAAGTAATCTTTGAAATGATATATGATTACTATAAAAAGGATTTTGAAAGATGGCAGATGACAGAGTAAGTAGAGAAACATCAGAACTAATACCCCTTCCACCACATACTTGGTATGTAAGAACAATCGGATGGTTATTAGAGCAAGATAAAGTTAAAGAAAATATTATGAATGTTCCACCAAATGAACCACTTAGGGAAGCATTAAAGAAAGAAGGAGTACGTTCTCCTTTTCTTTGTATGCCTAACTGGTATCCAATAGCAGGTAGTCAAAGACTAAGAGTTCTTAGTGAGATACCTGAACTACACGAACAAGAAGTAAGAGTTTGTAAATTTGATAAAGAGTGGTGGCTACATTATTATTTATGGGGTGATAAAGAATTTAGAGACAAAGCGGTTGCTGTTTGGTTTCAAATGGCAGAATTAGTATGGAAGTCTATGTATTATGAAGACGACCCAAAATTTAGAGAGTATGAAAGAATCGGAGACACATTAAAGTGGAAACATCATGATAAAAGATAAAGGCTGGCCAACAAGTAAATGGTTTGAGGAAAATTTTAGAAAAGAGTATCAATTAATTCACAATACTAGTGGTGGAGTGGGTAAAATGATAGGCGAGCAGATAGTTTATCATGTTTGGGACATACAAAGATTAACAGACGAGCATCCTGGAACAACAATTCTTGATTTTGGTTGTGGTAAGTGCTATGGTTATCTAAACAAAAGAATACATAAACTGTGGAATCATAAAGATTTACTTCTATATGATATAGGAATAGAAAAATATTCTAGAAAACCAGAACAATCAGAGTTTCAATCAGTAATTTCTGTAGATGTATTAGAACATATACCTGAACAACAAATAGATGATATATTTAAGTATTGGTATCATAAAAATACAGAATTTGTATTTGCAACTGTAGCTGCGTACCCTGCACGAGCAGAGTTATCAGACGGAACAAATGCTCATGTAAATCAAAATGAATGGGCGTGGTGGCAACAAAAGATAAAGAAACATATAACTTGCCACTCAAAATTTGTTTATATGCCTACTAGACATCCTAAATTTTGGGAAACTTATGAATTTAAAAAATAGTTCTTGACAACAAGATAAAATTTTGTTATAATATATATAATTATGATAGCGGAAGAACTTTTAAGAGAAAAGAAAATTGAATATCGTCTTTCAGGTAAAGACGCACTAATCTCATGCCTGAATCCAGAGCATGATGATACTAACCCATCTATGAGAGTGGATAAGATAACAGGTATCTTTCACTGTTTCTCATGTGGGTATAAAGGTAATCTATTTACCTATTATGGCGCACCTGCTTCACCGCTAGAAGTAAGGATACACCGTATAAAAGAAAAAGTCAACAAAGTTAAAAGCGAAACTGTCGGAATCCAACTCCCAAAGGATAGGCATAAATGGAAAGGTGGTGGAATCAGAAATATATCTGAGGAGACTCTCGATATTTGGGATGCGTTCACATGGAATGTACCCAAGTTTGAGAATCGTATCATCTTTCCAATCCGTGATATTCGAGGAAAGACAGTGGCTCTGATAGGTAGAAGTCTGGATGATTTTAGTCAGCAGAAGTATTATATCTATCCCAATGGGGTAGAAATGCCATTCTGTCCAGCAAAGGTAAAACCTATACAGAATAGAGTTATATTGGTGGAGGGCATATTTGATGCTCTTAACCTTTGGGACAAAGGTCTCAAAAATACTGTGTGCACATTTGGCACACAACAAGTGAATTGGGTCAAACTAAGTCTACTGAAACTTCAAGGAGTTCAAGGTTTAGATATTATGTTTGACGGGGATGAGGCGGGAATAAAAGCTGCTGAACAAGCAAAAGGTTTAGCAGAGAAACTAGAGTTAAGTGCTAGAGTAGTAAAACTAAGGGATAATATAGACCCAGGCAACTTAACTAAACCAGAAATAGAAAGATTAAAGGAAAAATTATATGGCTAATGTAGCAATCATAGAAAAAACAATGTCAAGTACTAATTATGATAAGTACTTTGACTTTAAGCATGATAGATATGCACTGTGTTCAGATAGTTCAAAACAGAAAATTTTGAAAAGAGATGTTGATATCGAAATCGATATCGATGCGTACGATTGGCTGATTCTAGTAGGTTCAGAGCCTTTCAAAAACTTTACGAGAAAGACATCAATAACAGAGTACAATGGAAAAATTGTTGATGATAAGTTTTTGGCTTTGATAAACCCTGCTATGATTAAGTTCAGACCAGAGGCAAAGAAGTCGTTCGAGGAAGCCGTTGAGAGTATATCAGGATTCGTAAGCGGAGAATTAGTACAAAAATCGCTAGGCGAAGATAGATGTTATGGTATACAAGACAGTGAAGAACTGCATAAGTATTTACAAGACGCACTAGACCATCCAAATGATTTTATCGGACTTGACTCCGAGACATCAGCATTATATTGTAGAGATGGCTATATGCTAGGTTTTTCTATGTCTTACAAAAGAGAACATGGTGTATATGTAGATTGTGAGTGTATAGACGAAAAAGCAGAACAAATGATGCAAGAACTATTCAACAAGAAACGAGTAGTATTTCATAACAGTAAGTTTGACTTGCAGTGGTTTGAATATCATTTCAACTTTGAGTTTCCTCACTTTGAAGATACTATGCTTATGCACTATATGTTCGATGAAAACCCTGGTACTCATGGTCTGAAAACACTTGCTATCAAGCACACAGACTATGGTGACTATGAAGCAGAACTTGACACATGGATTAAAGATTATCTGAAACGCACAGGAATACTTAAAGCAAGTTTCAGTTATGACTTAGTACCATTTGAAGTTATGAAAAACTATGCCGCAATGGATGCGATAGTTACATTCTTATTGTTTGAAAAATTTGAAAAAGCAATACTAAAAAATGAGAAACTATATTGGGTATATAAGAATCTTCTCATAGAAGGAGTAAGATTTCTAAAAGATGTAGAGTCTAACGGTGTGCCTTTTGACCTTACTCGACTAGAGTTTGGGCAGAAGCGTATGCAAGAAGATATTGATACAGCTGTAGCAGCTCTGCAAGAATACCCTGAAGTAAAGGCATTTATCAAAGCAAATGGCGGATTTAATCCTAACTCAACAGTTCAGCTAAGAAGCCTATTGTTTGACTATATAGGCTTAGCCCCAACGGGTAAGAAAACGGGTGCAGGTGCTGACAGTACTGATGCGGAAGTATTGGGTATGTTAGCAGAAGAACACGAAGTACCTAAACATATTCTTGAAATACGACAGAAAGTAAAAATCAAGAATACATATCTTGATAAAATTATACCGAATCTTGATAGAGATGGAAGACTAAGAACAAACTTCAATCTACACGGCACAACATCAGGTCGTCTATCATCTAGTGGTAAACTAAACATGCAACAGCTTCCCAGAGATAACCCCACAGTTAAGGGTTGTATCAAGGCAAAGGCGGGTCATAAGATAGTTGCCATGGACTTAACAACAGCAGAAGTATATTGTGCGGCAGTACTTTCAAACGACAAAGGTCTACAGAAAGTGTTTGCAGACGGTGGTAACTTCCATAGTACGATTGCGAAACAAGTGTTCAGACTTCCTTGTGAAGTTGACCAAGTCGCAGAAGTCTATGGAGATAAGCGTCAACAAGCTAAAGCTGTTACATTCGGTATCATGTATGGAGCTGGCCCGAAGAAGATTAGTGAACAGGTTACTAAAGATAGTGGCTCAGAGTTCACAATGATAGAAGCTCAACATGTTATCAAAGATTATTTTGAAGCGTTCCCTAACTTGCGAAGATGGTTGAATGATATGCAGAAGTTCATTCAAGCAAATGGTTTCATCTATTCTCATTTCGGAAGAAAGAGAAGATTACCAAATGTATTCTCGCAAGACAAGGGAATCGCCGCTCACGAAGTAAGGTCTGGAGTTAATGCACTTGTACAGTCTGTATCATCTGACATCAATCTACTTGGTGCGATAGATACACAGAAATACATACGCAAGACTGGTATGGGAGCAAAGATATTTGCTCTTGTGCATGACTCCATACTTGCGGAAGTACCCGAAGATGAAATAGAACTCTATAGTGCAAAACTGAAAGAGTTTATTCAAAAAGATAGAGGACTATCAATACCTGGTGCTCCTATTGGTTGTGACTTTGATGTCGCAGATGATTACAGTTTAGGGAAGTTTAATAAACTTTATGGCTTATGAGTTTAGTTACAGTAATAAAACATTATGATGAATTAACAACTGATGAACTTTATAGAGTTATACAGTTACGAATACAAGGTTTTATAGTAAGAAATGGAACTTGCTATCAAGACCTAGAAGCATACTATGATAAAGAGCAGTGGTATATGATGACATATGATACTGTTCTAGGAATAGAGCCACAACTTATGGTCGGAGTCAATGCTTTGTGTACGAATAAAGTATTCACAGGGGATGATGGTACAGAGTATCGTTATCCTGCGTTTCGTAGACAAGCATGGGAAGACTCTTATAAAGGCGGAGCCTCTACATATGATTTAAATAAGGGTAGAGATTTCTGTAGAAAACAATTCGGTAGTCCGAATATGATGTGTGAAATAACATATGAACCAGGTAGGCAAGTATTCCTTAATTTTGGAATGAAAGAGGTAGGAACAAATGTAGACTCAGCGGGAAGAAAGAACTGGGTCTTTGTGTATGAAGAATGAAAGTATTAATATTTGGTCAGTCTGGAGCTGGCAAAACAACACTATGTAGAAACATAGTACAACGCATGGGCGACAGAGTCGTTCACATAAACGCAGACCAAGTGCGTGAAGAAGCTAACGACTGGGATTTCTCAGAAGCAGGTCGTTGGAGACAGTTTAGAAGAATGGTAAATAAGGCAAATGCTGTATCAGAAAGCGGNAAGATTGCCTTAGTTGATTTTATATGTCCGTATAAGTCAGGTAGAGAACAGTTTGAAGCTGACCTGACTATTTTTATGTCTACAGTAGTAAAGAGTAAGTATAAAGATACTAACAAAATATTTGAATGGCCACACTGGACTGAGTATGATTTCGATATACATGAGTGGGATGACGATGACCCTGTTGATGTATGTTGGAGCATAGGTCAAAGATTATGGAAAGATGAAAAACCTACAGTACAAATGCTAGGTAGATGGCAACCTTGGCATAACGGACATCAAGCATTGTTAGAAAGATGTTTACAAAAAGAAGAACAAGTAGAAATACAAATTAGAAGTATGGAGTGGAGTGAAGATAATCCCTATTCCGCTCATGAAGTAAAACAGAATTTAAGAGATAAACTAGCATATTTAGCTGGTAAAGTATCAATATCTATAGTGCCTAACATAGTAAACATTACATATGGTAGAAAAGTAGGTTACAAGATAGAGCAGGAACATTTTGAGAAAGAAATTGAAGATATTAGCGCCACGAAAATACGAAATAATACAACCGATTTGGTTTGAGCCAGATAGAGAGTATTTATTAGACATTGTATCTAAATTAGAGTGGAACCAGTATGTGCATAAAAATGGTAAAAGAATAGATAATTACAAGTTTGCACACTATCATGATGACCAACTAGAAGGTTTTATTGAAACAATGCCATTTCTTCGTAAATGTAAGTGGCGCAGTAGTTTTGTAAGGATAACAGGAAGTGAGTTAGAGTGGCATACTGATAAGAATAATAAATGCGCTATCATTTGGGGATTAAAAGGTTGGAAAGATTCTTGTACTTATTTCAATCCTGGTCGCATAGATGGTGGCAGAGCAGAAAACTATCGTAAATGGGTGTATAAAGACGCAATTATGGACACTACAGTATTACACAAAGTTAAGTTAAATAGTGGTGAAAAGATAATCTATAAAATATCAATTATGGATAAAGACTTTCAATGGTTATGCACTGAGTGGGCTAAAGCATATAAAGGATTTAAACTGTGATAAGATTTCCTATTTATATTCTGAGTGAAGAACCTGAAGAAATAGATGGACTGGTTATAATAGGTGACCAAGTAGTTGATGATAAAAATATGTCTGGAGAAACACTAGGTATGCGAAGACTACAAACACCTATGAAAAGTATATATCCACTACGATATCAAGTAGATGATGAAGTAGGTATGATGAAACATAGAGGAAAACATTTCATAGATACTAATGGAATATATTGGTATAATGAAAAGACAGAAACAGCAACTCTTAAATATCATAAAATAAGAAAAGTGGAAAAGAAAGAAGTAGCCACAGTAATATGGCTAAAAAATGTTCCTTTTCCATTTATAGAGGCTAGACCTCCTGATAGTAGTAATACATGGGCAGGAGTTCTATATAAAAAAGGAATACCATGGAAAATTTGGGAATACTGTGAGGAGCAGAAAAAAGACACATGGAGGAAAATTTAGTAATACTCTACAAGGCAATCACTTGGAGAATATTAGCAACACTAATAACATTTTTAATCGCTTGGGCAATACTTGGCAAAATCGAGTATGCGGCAGGCATAGCCTGGCTTGATATGTTAATCAAGCTAGTAGCGTATATGGGGCATGAAAAATTATGGTTATCGATATCGAGAAACTCAAAAGTAAATTAGAAAAGAATATAGTATTAATCACATTTGAAAGTTTAAAATCTAGGAAAGTATATGATAGAGAGTATACTTTATGTGATAAATATTGCAATATGCCTATTCATATAAAAAAGCAATCAGGAGATAAACTTATCTGCTATGATGTAGAATTTCAGAAATGGGAAGATTTACAGATTGATACAATAAAGGAATTTAAAGTAGTACAATGAAAACAATAGCGTACTATACACCAAATTATGACGAAGTAATTAAACGACTATGTGAATCATCTAAAAAGTTTGAAACAGAATTAGAAATATCTTTATGGGAACAACGAGGGAGTTGGGAAGAAAACTGTGGTATAAAACCAGAGTTTATTTACGAGATGATGAATGAACATCAGTGCGATTTATTTTATGTAGATGCAGATTCAGAATGGATAGAAAAACCAGACTTTTCTGAATTTAAAGGGGAACACAGATTAATAGTAGGATGTGAACAGATACACCCTCCAAAATGGGAAATAATAACGAGTGCAATGTTTATTCCATATAATGAAATGACACTAACAATTATGAAAGGTTGGATGCGTCATTGCCAGAATAATCCTAAAGAGTGGGACCAAATAATGTTAGCGGAACTACTAAACAAGTTAACAGAAAAACAGTGGGGAAGGTTAGATAGTAAATATATAGGTATAGATACAGACAACTGTATATTAAAACAACATCAAGCAAGTAGAGAATATAAAAATGGTTCTAATAATTTCTAGTTTTCTTAGTAAAAAAGAATGTCAGTTTTGGAAAGACTATTGTGTGTATGCAAATAATAATGATACACTAGAAGTTGGACTAAAGACAGCAGGAGAACATAAAAAGGTTAATAGAAATTATTATACTATAAGAACTCCTTTTAAATTTATGGATGAAGTAAAAAAGATTGCAGAAAAAAATTGGAAACAAAAGTTAAATTTTCAACAAAATTCATATGGACATATTATGCACTACAGGAAAATAGGACAGGGATTGGAGTGGCACGCAGAGCCTAAGATATCAACAGTGTCTGTCTCAATTAATCTATCGAATGAAGATGAATATAAAGGTGCAGAGTTTGAAATAAAAGGTCATAANTTAGATTTAAAACAAGGGGACGCAATATTCTACGACAGTAGTTTATTGCATAGAGTAACTCCACTATTACATGGACATAAAAAGAGTCTTGTAATGTGGTTAAAATAGAGAAATGAAAGTTATAACATATTACACAGAAAATTATAAGACAATTGTAAAACCTTTACTAGAATCTTTAGAAAAGTTTGAGTTGTCTTACTTTGCAAAAGAGTATGCAAATAAAGGCACATGGGAAGAAAATTGTGCAATAAAACCTTTCTTTATACAAGAGTGTTTAGAAAAGTTTGATGAAGATTTATTATGGATTGATGCAGATGCTGAAGTGGTACAACAATTGCCTTTAGAGATACTTCCTACAGATGGAAAAATGATGCTCCATATTCTATCGTGGAGAGAAGCTCCCCTAGGTCAGTTGATAAAGGAACTTATAAGTAATGTTATATTTATTCCAAACAATGATTTTAATAAACAGATCGTAAATGAGTGGTGCCAACACCAAGAAAATAATCCTATGAGATGGGATCAGATAACACTCACAGAAGTATTAAATAAATACAACGATTATACGATTCATACTTTTCCAATAGGGTGGGCTTACATAGATAAATATTACAAGCAGTTTAACCCTGATATTTACATAGTTCAAAAACAAATTAGTAATGAGACAAAAGAAACTTTTCAGGAGGAAATATAAATGTGCGGATTTGTAGTAACAACTAGAGTAAAAGATATAGAACTTCTAACACAACAACAAAAGTTTAGAGGCCCGACAGATACAGGTTATGCTAGTAATGGTAAACTTGCGTTCGGGCATGTATTACTAGATGTAAATGGAGAGCATCAACTACAGCCTTACAAAACTAAAAAAGGTAATATACTAGTGTTTAATGGAGAAATGTATGATTCAAATATACCGAATGATACAGCATTTTTAGGAAATGGATTAGATATGTATGGTTATCAATTTATTAGTAATACAGATTGGCATGGGTCTTTTGCGTATTATAAACCTAAGGAAAATAAATTAATTGTAGCTAGAGATCACTTTGGAGCAAAACCTTTATGGATTTATAAGAAAGGAAAAGAAATAACAGTAACAACTAGTTTAAGAAGTATAACCTGGAAAAAATTTAATGATAAAATGAGAAATCATTATATGGCCAACCCTTTATGGCTTGGTACATCTAATCCTTGGTTAGATGTAATCAAAGTTCCCCCAGGTTCAATATATACACTGAATTTAGAAACAGGTGGTATAATTCTAAAAAATATGTGGAGAAACTTCAGGATAGGCACAGATAAAATAGACTTTGATGAATTTAAAGAGAGACTAATTACAAGTGTAAGAAAGGTTGCTAAAAATAAACAGAAAACTGCATTATTTCTTAGTGGAGGCTTAGACAGTACTTGTGCATTAGGAATACTAAAAGAGTGTGATTTGGATTTAACTGCTTACATATGTGATTATGAAAAGGGCGGACATAAGTTTCATGACCATAATGCTTTTAGAGAAGAGTCCAAGATGGCAAAGAAAACTTGTGAAGAATGGGATGTAGATTACAAAGTTGTAAAATTACACCATGATTCTGTAACTCACTATGATAGATTATGGTTAAACGCTACTCACTACCCATGGGTTGATATGAATAGACGAGCCCCTAGATTTGCATTATGCAAAGCAGCAAGTCTAGATGGGTGTAAAGTAGTTTTAACTGGCGATAGTGCAGATGAATTATTTACAGGATATCAACACCACGATAGATATTATGATGATAAGTACAATAAAGAAACTATAGAAATATTTGCTAGTAGACAAAAATGGATACCAAAAGAGATATTTCATAAAACTGATTGGAAGAATAATGCTCTATGGTATGATTTAGTATGTACATCAGAACAAAATATACTAACAACTGACCAAACCGCAGGAATGTGGGGAATGGAAAGTAGACCAGTATTCTTATCTCAAAGTTTTGTGAGATATATATTAAGGATAGGTAGTGAAATAAAATTCAAAACACACCCTGATTATAACTTAGGTACATACAAATATCTATTGAGAGAAGTAATGAGAGACTATCTTCCAAAGCATGTTCGTTCAAGAAAAAAGAAAGTAGGTTGGTCATCCCCTTGGGACAATAATCATAAAGAGCTGACTAGATTGTGGAAGCTACAAGATTTGGAATATATCTCAAATCTATGAAGGCAGTATACTCTAACAGAATCTATCTCTCAGTAGATAGTAAATTAAGTTCGGATATCGAAAAGGAGCTTACATATACAATTGCTCCTCGTATTCCAACTGACCCACCTATTGTATTCAAAACAATACGATGGATAAAAGATGGGTTAATTTCTATACCAGTTGGTAGAGAAGATTTAGTACCTGCTGATTATGAGATAGTCGACAAACGAGTAACCTCGCCAGTTGAACTACCTGACTTTGCGTTTACTTTAAGACCTTCCCAACAGAAGGTGCATGATGAAGTAGATGACAATGCTATAGTTAACGCATGGGTAAGTTGGGGCAAGACAATAACGGCTCTAGCTATAGCCAAAAAGTTAGGTCAGAAAACATTAGTTGTTACCCACACAACTAACTTAAGAAATCAGTGGGAAAAAGATGTGCAAAAATGCTTTGGAATACAAGCAGGCAGAATCGGGTCAGGTAGCTTTGATACTTCGTCCCCAATCGTCTGCGGTAATATTCAAAGTTTGTACAGAAAAATGGACGACATCAAACAAGTTTTTGGAACTCTGATTCTAGACGAGATGCACCATGTTAGTAGTCCAACTTTTACACGAATAGTAGACGAAATGCCTGCTCGTTATAAGATTGGTCTAACAGGAACTCTCGAAAGAAAAGATGGACGCCATGTGGTTTTTCGTGATTATTTTGGTCACAATGTAATGAAACCACCAAAAGAAAATTATATGACTCCTAAGATTCATGTAATTAAGTCCGAGATACGCTTCCTTGATGGTGCGTATACACCTTGGGCGGAACGAATAAATCACCTTGCATATAATGAAGAATATGTTCATAGTGTAAGTATGATTGCGGCTAAGTATGCTGCAGAGGGACACAAAGTTTTAGTTGTGTCTGATAGAGTGGCTTTTCTTAAAGCCTGTGCTAACCTCTGTGGTGACAAAGCAGTTTCCATAACAGGAGATATGGAGTTTGCTGAACGAGATAAAGTTATGAATCAAATAAGAAAAGATAAAAATATTTTATTTGGAACACAAGCAATTTTTTCAGAAGGCATATCGTTAAATGATTTAAGTTGTTTAGTATTAGGCACACCAATAAATAATGAGCCATTACTAACACAGCTTATTGGTAGAGTAATTAGAGAAAAAGAAGGAAAACAACAACCTGTGGTTGTAGACATTCATCTCAAAGGTAAAACGGCAGCCCGTCAAGCAAATGCAAGATTGGGCTACTATATGAAACAAGATTACGAGGTAAATATACTATAATGGAAAAGAAAGAAATAAAATTAAACATAGAGGGGATGCAGAAGAATAAAGTCTTTTTAGCGACTCCTATGTATGGTGGTATGTGCCATGGACTCTACACTAAGTCTTTAATGGACACAACTGCGGTATGTATGAATCATGGACTTCATTTACAAATTTATTATATGTTTAATGAAAGTTTAATTACTCGTGCTAGAAATTACTGTGTTGCAAACTTCTTAAAAAGTGATTGTGACTATTTATTTTTTGTAGATAGTGATATAGCTTGGGGTGCAATGGATGTAATGTATATGTGGCATTTACTAACTGAAAATCCTGATATAAAAGTATTTTGTGGGCTGTATCCAAAGAAAACTATTGCTTGGGAAAAAGTATTACATGCAGCTAAAAGCGGTATGTATGATGAAAACCCAAGAGCATTAGAAAAGGTTGCGGGTGATATGGTATTTAACCCATTACCACACGAGTACCCAAATGGACAAGCTCCAATTTACGAACCAGTAAAAATTAAAGAGGGTGCTACAGGATTTATGTTTATTCATAGGTCAGTATTTGAAGAATACGATAAACACCACCCTGAAAGATTATATACTCCAGACCATATTAGAGAAGGAGAATTTGCAGATGGTGAAAAAATAATGGCATACTTTGATTGTATTATTAATGACCAAAATAGATATCTTTCAGAAGATTATATGTTTTCAGAAACTGTAAGAGGTTTTGGTATTGATATATGGGCATTACCTATGATAGAATTAATGCACTGTGGTAGTCACATTTTTCAAGGTAAACTGATTGATATGGCTATGGCAGGAGTACACGCTACCATGGATCCAAAAGATATTGAGAAGATGAGACAGAAAGCGGGAACCGATGGCGAACTATCAAGTGCGCCTAACCCAGGAACTTTAGATGGTACTATACCTGAGAAAAATAGTTCTTGACACGAGTTTAAAATTTTGTTATAATATGTTGTTATTTGATTGGAATAAGATTGTAAAAGTAAGCAAAGGAAATGTTGGTGACATCATTCAGATCCTTCGTATAATTACTTACAAGATTAAACCTAAAAACTATTATGACAAAACATTTAAGTTTTACAAGTACAAGTTCGGTGGCAAAAGTTATATCTTAAATCCTAAAGATTTACTGGAGCACGGACGGGCATTTAGTGATAAAGAGGTAGCGGAGTATGCAGGTGTCGCATCATTCCGCAACTATCATGAATATGTCAATACAAAAGACACCACATTGGATTATCTGGTATGTCCAGTATCAGATGAAATTATAACTAATAACAGACTGCTTGAACTAAAAGATGGAAGGATACACTTTATGTTCGAGGAGACATGGAGAAATTAAAATGGCAATTGGATTCAACCAAACCAAGGGCTCAGCCCAAAAAGAAAAAATCGAAACCTATAACTATGCAGGTAAAGAAGACCATCATGTAAGA